AATTAAGATTTTTAAAAACACAAACTGCTTGGAAAGACCCCACCGCAATGGCATATCTTGCGCAATTGGCCGACATGGAAACGGATTTAACCGCTAGAGAACCAGTCCCTTGGTTGGAGTTTGTGGAAAAATATACTTATCCGACCATATATTCTTCAATAAATCAGGCGTACGCGAATACCGATCCCGAGAATTCAGCCGCTAGTTGTATTGCTGAGGCACTACAAGAGGAGGCTAAACAGCTTGGTCAAGATATTTTAGATGAAGCCTTTAGCATCGGAGACGCTATTGCTTTCCAGTTTCATAAAAACCTATGCCGCGCAGAAATTGGTGAAGTCGTGCAAGATGACATAGAGATCGGCTATGTGTGGGATCCTAATTCGGATCAGTTGAAGAAAATTGAAGCCATGGCCGCAGAACAGGCGTTTCAAACGGTAGAGATGGATGAGGCGGTTTTTGAAGAATTTTGTGCGAAAATAATAAGTGGCGGAATTGGCGGAGTAGACGCGTTAGAAGATATTTGGGAGCAGGGATTTGATAAGATTAAGTTGTGCGGCCTTTATAATTTAATGATGGATTCAATTCAGTGTCTTTTTGGAGGCTTGTCCTTAGAGGAAACACTAAGCACCGTCGCGAAAAGCGCCCTGCAGGCTATGAGTCTAGAAAACTTTGGAGACTTGTTTATTGGCCTTCCTCCCGAAAAACAAGCAGAATTAGATGCTTTAGTCAAGAAGAAATTTGAAAATGGAGAGTTTTTTGAAGACGGCGGCGTTAACCAACAGACATCTGATGTACTAGCTGGAAAGCTTACTTACACTAAACCATGGGAAGACGACGAGTTAGTGCAGGCTCAAAATGAGAGCGAGAAACAACCGTCCGCAACAGGCGAAACGATGACAGCGGGAGAAATACAAGATACTTCAGAGAACTCACGACGAACACTAGTGCAGCAATTAGATGTTGGTTCATCGGCTTCTAAGCAATTAAGTCCTAACGTGGTATTTGAAGCTTACATATTGGCTCTCATCGAGGTGTACTCCGATAATTATTTTGAATTATTAGAAGAATTAAACAAATTCCCCGGAGCACAGGTTGTTGCGGCTGTGATTGCTACTCTGGATTGCCCACTTCCTCCCGCCTTTAATCCGAGCTTCTTAGATTTTGTAAAAGACGCGGATCTTCCCTTTTGCGAAAATCCGTTCGATCTGACGATGCCGGCTCTTCAAAACCCTTTCGGTTTCATTCCGAAAATAAAAGATTTGACAGGATTTTTGTTTGAGGCTGCCAAGTTTGCTATTCAGCAAGCAGTGGTGGCGTTGTTAATGAAGTTGATGGTTAAAATTTGCGAATCTATAGGTTCTGCGCTTTGTGATTCGATAGGTACCGCCGGCGATTTAGCCGCTTCGGTGGTAGACTTAGCCACCGGTAGAGACAATTTGGCAAATGTTATTAGAGATTCCATTTGTGGAGAAGACACCGATCAAGAACAGATTGATAACACTATCGTAGATATGTTTGCGACTCTGGGAGTCGGCGGTGCAGCCTTGGCTGACACGGAGCAAGTGATGAGCTTTGCGGAAGATATTTCCGCATCCGTTACCATGGAGGAGCTAAGCAACGCTTTCCTGGGTAACCCATCCCCAGACTTCCTTACGATTGTGGCTTCTTTGATAGAATATGAATACCCCGATTTTCAAGCAGGCCTCCCCAACCCAGAGAGTATCGGTAGCTTATTTGGGAACATGGGAAACCTAATGCCCGCCGATTTTCGTTCTCAACTTCAAGATATGGCAGATGGCCTCGCCGGTGATCCTATTACGCCTGCGAATCCTTCTCTATGTGCGACTCCAGAACAATTAGAAGATTTTTGTGAATTAAGATCTCAGATTTTAGAAGGTCGTGCCACACCTGAACAAATTGAAAAGCTTTGTGATAGCAGCCAGCCATTGGAAGATCTTAAAGATTTAAGCGATGTCCTGCAGGGCGGCGTCTCTGGCTATTTAGCTGATAACCTGCCCCCTTTGTTTTCTGAGCCGGGTTGTGAAGATGGCCTTCTTCCTTATGAAAGCGAAGAGGGAGTGGCTGTCGCGACAGCAGCGCTTAACGGAATGCTGGAACAATTAAAAGTAGATTATGCATATGACATGCTCGGCAATGGCCCGGGCGACGGAAGATGGGGCCTCGTCAATATGATTTTAGCAGATACTATGGGAAACCCCCTAACTGCTCACATGAGAAAAGCCTCCAATAACCCATTTTATGTAGATTTTTACACCGATGGAGGAGTTGACCTTGACGGAGGTACCGGTCTAACTGGCTTAGGGGAAGTGTTCGGATCTCTCGCTTCCCCCACGGCACCTACTTTTTTACAAAGAGGCGCCTTTCCTTATAAAATTGCTGATTGGTTAGAAGAATATTTGCAATCGTCTTTAAGTCCGTCATTTGATTCCAACAACACTCTTCAAGATGAAAAGAAATATTCTGAATCATTTAAAGACGCGGGAATTACTACGTTTGGAGGAGACATTAATCTGCTCAAATTACCAGATCTGGGATATGATGTAGAGGTGCAAACAGATTTTGAAGAGGATGAAGTAACTTATATTGAGCATCCACGTAAAGCGACGCCAGATATGACTTTAAGCTTTTATGATAATTGCAAAGGTTTGTGGGATTCGGAAGAAGTAGATTCCATGTATTCTTATGGGTTTGATGTAGAATTTTATTTAGCCGATTTAGAAGAGAAAGATGACGCAGTTCACAATGTTCCAACCGACAATGTTAGAATTAAAATCATGGATAATTACAACGTAAGTGCAAATACTTACACAGCTTTAGCTGCCACGGTTCCGGGAATGCTTAAGTTCTGGAGGCCGGTTCTTTATACAGCATTGATGAAGACACTTAAGCCAGATAATACCGAAATTCATCAATTGCCCACTAGAAAATTTGAATTTCGGGCAGCTGATAATACTTTAGATGAAATTGACCTAACGGAGTATCCGAGGTTTTTAGCCACTTTCGAAGCTAAGCAAGATTATCTCCCACAGTTGGTTCTGCTGGAAGAGATGGCAGCCAGCGCCGGGTACACTTTTGCGCTTTCAACGATCAAGGAAGTTCATGACTCGGCGATGTCGGCTATAACACAAACTTTTGTAGATCTGGTGGCCAACAACTCGGCATCATTTTTATATGGTGCAGTTTATGATGATTTGTCTCCAGATGATGTCGTATACGTAATTGATGAAGCGTTGGGGGGCTATGCAGCCGGCTCTCCTTATTATGAGGTAGAATTTGTAGATGACGAAGGAAACTTACGTAATATAAAAAATGACGATCACATTATGGGCGTCAGTAAAATGCAATTTATCTCTGGATCAGATGCCAATAGAGTGTACTATCTCGATCCTAATACTTTCGGAGGATCCTATATGAATCCTCCTTTATATATTAAACCTCTCCAGAATAAAGGTTGGCTTGGTCTCGTAGACGTGATGTTTCCCGAATTGAGTCCTTGCAAGCCTTATAGAACCGATTTGATTGATTTTGAAGATATTGAACAAAAAATTGAAGATTCTTATCCGAGTATTCCGGAAGATGAGCGCTTAAAATCGGATCCGGATTGTGTTGTGGAAGTTCCATATGCTCGAATTTTGGAAAGATCTGGAGCCGCCGGTCTAGAAAGTATCATTACAGCAGCTATTCGTATTTATGTGAGCATGTATTTTATAAAATCAATGGCCACATTTACCAAATTTGACCCTAAATTTCCCGATGTATTTAGTTCCTTATATGCCTCTTACATAGTAGAGGAAATGGAAGCTTCTTATAAGGACGCGCAAAAGGGCTTCTGGGAACTTTTCAATCCGTTTAAAGATACCGAATTTTGGTATGCATTTTTAGAACAATCAGTTCAACTATACTCTCGGCGCGTGGACAATGGAGAGATCCCCGACCCACCCGCAGCTGTTGTGGACGCGTTAATTAGACTTAATGACGTTCAAGAAAAATATCTTTACCCATATAGGGATAATTTAAAAGAAGCTAAAAAAGTAGGAGATGCCGGCCTGTTTGAAACTTTAAAAAATTATAGGGAAAGTAAAAACTTAGAAGCTGTGCAAGCTACCGAAGAAGATGCCAAAGCCATTCTTAAAGAGTTAGTGGTTGAGCAGTTGAACATAATGGGAGAGAAATTCGTTGAGAATCTTAAAATTATTGGGATGGCTCCCACCATTTATGATATGGCATATTATCTGCTGCAGTATTTGGCCCAAGGCGGAGAAGAATTAACGTTGGACCAAGAAATAAAAGAAGAATATGTGGACCTTCCAACAGAAGGAGAAGAACTTTTCACTAACGGTAATGAATTTGTGTTATCCGATGGTTCTGCTTATACGGGGTATTACCATGTCGAAGACGATGGTTCGGGAAACCCAATTTACATGACTGGGGAATTTAGCGGAGCGGATGTCGAGGGAGAAGTTCTTACTCCATTTGCCAATAAAGTAACAGTAACCATTGGAGATATTAGTGACATTGAAGACGCTGTTAGTGACAGTACAGACAGTAGCAAGCCGTTTGTGATTGAAAAGTATATCTATGTGGAAGGATACGGCAACAAGACACCTTCGGCAGCTGTTGATCTAATTAAGGCAAACGACAATGAGCTTAATATTTCCGATGTATATCCCGGAAGTTTAGAATTGGTATCTGATGCTAACGGACAAATTGTAGGCTTGACGGGAGAACTAGGAGTAAGATATGGTTTGCAATTTTCGGTTTTGATCAGTGGAACTAAAGTTGTCATTACCAGTGTAGAAGTAGATTCGTTGGATGTCGGAATTGGCTCTGTGGATCCTTTTGAGGGATCTAGCAAAATGTTATTGTGTTTAATTAACATGCTTAAAGAGGATGAAAAGTTTAAATTAGTGGCTGATTATATCTTCCCTCTCAAGAAAATTGCAGCCACAATGGCCATTTATAATGGTTTGGCCTTTATGCCGTCCATCGGTGAAAAAATGGTGAATGATAATCAAACCATTGGGCCTTATTATTTTGGAGATGCCGACGAGGTACCCTCTTTGAGTGATATATTAAATGCAGAGAAAAATACCATCTATACCAAACCGGGAGTAGCTTTGACTTTTAATGAAGAAGGAGAAGCAGGTATTTACCCTCCCGATGTAGAAGGCCCGGACACTTCCGATGCCACCGAAGGTCCGGATGAGGAAGTACTTTCATATCCAGACGGAGGTGGTTGGGCAAGTAAGCTCGACCGCGACCCGGGCATTTTTGGAGGTCTATTTGTTAAAGAGTGGGATCAGTGGGATCAAACGTTATTACGCAGCTCCAAAAGTCGAATTAAAAAGATCTTCAAGAGTTACTATAACGCCAGAGACTTCCAACCCGGCCAGAAAGATGACTCGGATTCTCCTGGCACAATCATCACAGCCGGCTTTAAAGAAAGATTTAAATCTCGACCTGGCCAGAACTTGCTACCTTGGTGGAAACGGCGTATGTTAAGAACTAATCCGTTTAATGCGACCGGAGAATTGTGTGAAAAGAAAGATTAGAGAATAATTATATAGAGGTAAAGATATGAGTTCATTAGGAGTAGCCCTTCCATTAGTAATTGATGATGCCGACGGCTTCAGGATGAATAAAGATATCCGAAGTGTCGCTAAGCAAAATTTAAAAATGCTAATTCTAACTAATCCCGGGGAGCGAGTCATGGATCCTAATTTTGGGGTTGGGGTTCGCACGTATCTGTTTGAAAATTTTGGCCAAGATACTATGAGTAAAATTGATACCAAAATTAGGGAACAAGTAAAAACCTATATGCCGGCTATTCAATTACAAAGAATTTCGTTTTCTAATACTGATCCCGATAACAATTATTTGGGGATTGCAATTATATATTCTATTCCCGGCCTCGGAACCAAAGATTTATTAGAAATAACTACTTAAAAAGTGAGGGTTTTTAATGTCCGACGAACAAAAAAAATTAGTACCCATAGATTATACACATCGCGAGTATACCACAATTCGGCAAGACTTAATGGAATTGGCCGAAAGATTATATCCTGACACATTTAAAGATTGGAGCGAAGCTTCGTTTGGGGCGATGATGGTAGATGCGGTGGCTTACGTCGGCGACCAGCTTTCATTTTATTTAGATTATAACGTTAACGAATCCTTTTTGGACACTGCGTATCAATATAATAACGTCATTCGCCATGGCCGTATCTTGGGATATAAATACCAGGGACGCCCCTCAACATATGGCTCTGTGGCGCTTTATGTGATAGTGCCAGCATCCAGCACAGGCCTAGGCCCTGACACAAATTATGTTCCCATAGTTAAAAAAGGCTGCAGGTTCACATCTCAAACTGGTTTAGGTTTTATTTTAACGGATAATGTAGACTTTTCCGATCCTAAAAACCCCATTGTAGTCGCGACGGTAGATAGTGCGACTGGCGCGCCAACCTATTATGCCATCAAGGCTTATGGGAACGTTGTGTCTGGCAATTTTGCAACTCAAAAGATTAAAATTGGAGCGTACGAGAAATTTTTGAAGGTAAGGTTGTCATCCAACAACATTGCCGAGGTAATTTCTGTGGTAGATAGCCAAGGACAGGAGTATTACGAAGTAGAGTATTTGGCTTCGGATATGATTTTAAAAGAAATCACCAATACCAATTATAAAAACGATAATGTTCCTTCTATTCTAAAGCCGATGTTGGTGTCGCGTAAATTTGTCGTAGAGAGGGACGCCATTAATACTTATTTGCAGTTTGGGAGTGGAAAATCCGGCGAAAGCGATGTAGTAGCAGATCCACAATCGGTCGCGATTAACACGTTTGGAAAACAATATGTTACAGCCACCACTTTCGATCCAACGCGCCTCACGCGTAATCAAAATTTTGGAATCGTTCCTTCTAATACTACATTAACAGTTACTTATCGCACAACGAACACAACTAATTCAAATGTTGCAACCGCGGGATTAAATAAAGTAGTGGACGCGAGAATGAATTTTTCCGACCCCAACACTTTGACGAGAACTACAATGCAGACCGTGGTGGATTCATTAGAAGTTACCAATGAAGAGCCGATTGTGGGAGACGTGGTTACTCCAACCTCAGCAGAGGTAAAAAGGCGCATTTATGACACTTTTCCCACCCAAAATCGTGCAGTGACGCAAGCCGACTATGAAAATGTGGCCTATCGGATGCCTCCACGTCTCGGATCTATTAAGCGGTGCTCAGCCCAGAAAGACCCAAATTCTCAAAAGCGCAATCTAAATCTTTATGTGATATCAGAAAATTCCCAGAATCAATTAACAGCCACAAATTCAACAATTAAAAATAATTTAAAAACATGGCTTAATCAGTATAGAATGATTAATGACACGATTGATATATTGGATCCCTATATTCTGAATTTAGGCATCGAGTTTACAATTAAAGCTGCGACTGGGACAGATAAATATGTTTTATTGGATAATGCCGTGACTGCGCTGAGTGACACATATTCGACAGCCTTTTATATCGGAGAACCAGTCTATATTACTAACATTTTTTCCACTCTTCAGTCGGTGCCTGGTATTTTAGATGTTGTGACGGTTAAATTAACAAGCAAAGTGGGGGGCACATATGGCTCTGCCAACATTGATATTAACGCCAATTTGTCGCCGGACGGAACTTATCTTATTATACCGGCGAATGCAATAGCAGAAATTAAATTTCCTGCCACCGATATTAGGGGTAAAGTGGTCTAATGGCTATAAAACGATATAAAGCAGACGCAGACAACACAATTGTTAATGCGTACGAATCCAATTTGCGCACACGAGGGACAGGCTCTAACGCAGGTGTGGCCGACATAGTTGAAACGTTTTCGATTTATGGACGCGTAACGACAAGTTCTCAAGAATTATCTCGCATTTTAATGAAATTTCCCATTACGGATATTTCGACGGATAGGAGTAATGGTGTTGTGCCGGCTAGCGGAAGTGTTAGTTTTTATTTGCGTTTGTTTAATGCATCTACCACCAAGACGGTCCCACGCGATTATACTTTAACTGTTGTGGCAGTATCGCAGTCATGGCAAGAAGGAGTGGGATTAGATTTAGATAATTATCAAGATTTGACTTTAGGCAATCAAGGATCCAATTGGATGAGCGCCTCTAACACCGCCTATTGGACGGATGTTAGCAATACGGTACTGGCGGGCGGCTCTTATATTACTGGAGGGGCTGTTGCTGGTGTAGTTAATACCGAAATCTTCACCTTTACTCAGTCGTTTACAACCGGGTTAGAAGACATGGAATTAGATGTAACGCCTCTGGTGGAGCAATGGGTTGCTGGAACCTACTCAAATTACGGTATGGGGATCCACCTCTCCGCAAGCTATGAGGCTTACGAGTCAGGGTCAGCCAATACAGTTACTAGTCGTATCCCGGGCCAATTAGCTTTAGATGGAGACGATAGCACTCAGAGTGTAATTTACAACCCCAGCGGCTCCACTACCTCTTATTATACCAAGCGTTTTTTCGCTCGGGGTACCGAATATTTCTTTAAGAAGCCAGTACTTGAAGCTCGGTGGGATTCAGCAAAGCGCGACAACCGCGGAGACTTCTTCCTTAGTAGTTCCCTGGCATCAGCGGACAAAAACCTCAACACCATATATTTTTACAATTACATCGATGGACAACTATCTGATATTCCTCAAGCCTATGCGGGAACTTTTGAAAAACGCATATATGTAAGTATTTATTCTGGTTCAACAGGAGGATTTTATAAAGGTGGCGACGGAGACGACGTGCCACCTTCAAACGTGCCGGTTTCTGGCTCAACCGGAAGCATACAACTCTTGTCTACTGACAATGTTGGCCACGTTCGCAGTGCCGCCCCCACAGTTATAACAGGAGGCATCGTTTCAACGGGAATTTATAGTGCCTCGTTTGCTTTCACCGGCGCGACAGGTCTTGAAACCATTTATGATGTGTGGTTTACCGGTAGTGACGCCACAACAAGTGCTAATGATGCCCTCATTCAATATTTTACGGGCTCGATTCCTTGTAACACTTTACGTGCCCAGAACAATGCCGGCCGCCCAACTTATTATATGAGCATCACCAATTTGAAAGGGAAGTATCGTGGAAACGAAATTGCACGATTCAATTTGTATGTGAGAGACAAGAATTGGGATCCGACAGTTTTTACGAAAGCGAATGTAAATGCCCCTACAACAAACATTATTAGCGCTTCTTATAAAGTATATCGTACGCTTGATGCATATTTAGCTGTCCCATATGGCACTGGAAGCGACAAGCATACTGCGATGTCGTACGATGTGTCGGGAAATTATTTTGACTTTGATATGAATTTATTGGAGCCCGGCTATTCATATGCTTTTAAATTTGCGTTTTATGATAATGCTGTGAGTTCTTGGGTGGAACAACCCGACACATTCAAATTCAGAGTAGAAGACTATGAGTATTAAGAAACTTTTTGAATCTACTAACACATCACGCAACTATCTTTCAGACACTAGTGAGAAGAAAGCGTTTGAAGATGTAGAGTCAGCCAAAAATGTAAGCGCTATTAGTACTCAGCAAGAGCGCTTTGTCCCACAGGTCAACTATTCCCAGCCGCGAAACTTTGCCAAATATGGCTCGGCGCGCCTCTATTATAACTCTGCGATTAACAGAGTTCTAGATTATTTTCCTTATGACGGGTCGGAATATGAAATTACTGACTTTCATAATAAATCGTTAGATATTGAAAATTATATTTTTGAGAAAGAGTATCCGCGAAGTACAGGCTACGCAAAATTATGTGCTAGCAGTACGGGATGGGGCACGCGTCTTGGTAATTTGTCTGGAGGATATGGTACCCCTGGGACTGCCGGTGGCGCTTACGACTATGAATATATTGAATTTAGCGGTGGCCCTCACACGGTTACATCGAGCACAGCTGCAGCCCTTTTCCCCGATATCACCACCGCTAAACGAAACTATGCGAACGTATATGATACTGACATTTATACAACAGCCGGTTTAGAGGCGAATTATGGGTCGGGCTCGCGAGAATCCAATCTTAAATGCGATTTTGATACTGGAGTGACTGTTGAATTTTGGATGAAAAAAGACGCTTTCGTGGGCGGCTCCAAAACGAACAAGGAAGTAATTTTCGATATATGGAATGGAGAAGAAAACGACGGAACCGGCGGAACGACGGGATATAGATATGGTCGTATTACATTAGTTGCCGCCGCCGCCGGCTTCGATCCTCCACTGCTGCTCACAGTGAGGAGCGGCTCCACGGGATGGCGAGAGCAGAAGATTGGCTCTAATGATATTGATACGAGCACCATCGCGGATGGAAACTGGAAACACTATGCCTTAAGTCTTCAGAATTCGGGCAGTCAATTGGTCGCGAAGTTGTATGTAACGGGCGCAATAGATAGTACCACGGTGGGCAGTTTTGGGACTCTAGGGTCATTAGCTTCAAAAGCCAGTCTTACGGGGGCCATGGGCGGCCGCCTAGGCGCTCTTATAGCTCCCGCTTCCGGAAAAACCACAAGCCGTGCCGGGCAAGGCAAATTAAGTGCTAGCATTGATGAATTTCGTTTTTGGAAAGTTGCACGGACTCCAAAGGAAATTGGAGAAAACTGGTTTACGCAAGTAAGGGGCGGTACGAATACCGATATTTCTAACGCGACCCTGGGCCTCTATTATAAATTTAACGCCGGTATAACGGCCGATGCGGCCGTAGATAATAACGTTTTGGACTATAGCGGTAGAATTTCTAATGGGAATTGGATTGGGTATAGCACTTATTCGCGGAACACCGGTTCGGCAATCATCTCCGCCTCCGCTGCCACTCAAGAATACGAAGATCCGATTATTCGTAGCTCTAATCCGCGCGTCATAACTCTCAAAGATACGCTTTTAAGCAAAGGTGCAGAACACGACTATAGCAACAATAGTGCATTTAAAAGCTTAATACCGAGTTGGGTGGTGGAAGCCCAAGATAGTATTTTGCCTAATGAGTCGGTAGCGACTTACGACAATAATATCGAGATTGTATCTCACATTGTGGGCACCTATTTCGACAAACTGAGATTACAGATTAAAGCCCTCCCGACTTTTAAACACTTAAGCTATACTAGCGCTTCTCAAAGTCCATTTCCGTTTGCGCAACACTTGCCACAATCTTTGGGCTTATACATGCCCGAGGTGTTTATTGATGCAAATGTTCTTGAGAGGTTTAGAAATCGTACGTCTACGATGTTATTCGATGGAGATTTGAACGAGACAAAGAATTTAATTTATCTCAATCTTTACAACAACTTAACAAACATCTTTAAAAGCAAGGGAACTGAAAAAGCAATTCGAAATGTTTATAGATGTTTTAATTTAGACGACAGCGTAGTAAGGTTAAACATATATGCTCAAAACGAAGTCTATGAACTTAAGGACAATTTAAAACAAAGCCTGGTTACCAAAAAGACTCTCAATTTAAATGGAGATAGTCTGAAACAGGGGGTTGTATATCAAGCCGCTGATGGCACAAATGCGGAAAGCTTAGGATATATTTCAGGCAGTAACGGTGCGGGTCTAGTAACAGGATCTAGCATTTTAGGGTATGAATTCCCGTATGGGTTTACAGCCGAAGCAGACGTTATTTTCCCAGTGGTGGGACGAAATGCCACCGCGTTTAATAGACAATACAAAGAGGTGTCTCTTTACGGAATGTGTACAGCAGACACCGGAAGCGCAGCAAGTCTTAATGGGACAGCAACAACGTGGGTATCCAACTATACCACCGAAGGAAGGCAGCCAGATTTTGCTAACTTTCAAGTCATGGCCGTAAAGGAGAATAATGGTTCCACGAACGCTTATTTTAAATTATCATCGAGCAATTTTCCATATTTGATTCCCGAATTGACGAGTAGCATGTTTTATGATGTTTATGATGATTCACGGTGGAATATTTCCGTAAGATTAAAGCCTACCGATTTTGGAACTACCAACATAGTCAGCGGTTCTATTACAAACGCGTATACTTATGATTTGGTTTTTCAAGGAATAAACACTGTCCTTGGGACTGTTCAAAATAGTTTTACGTTGACAGCTTCTCTATCTCAGAACGATGGCCACAATTTCTTGAAATCTGCTAAAAGATTATCTGCTGGCGCCCTTCGGACAAACATAACAGGAGCATCGGTTGCTCCGTGTGACGTGCTCTTTAACGGAGTAAAATATTGGGCTAAGTATGTAGATGACTTAAGCTTATATCAGCATGCCTATGATCTTGATAATTCTGGTATCTCTGGCTCCTATCGTCATATCTCTCCCCTTGATCTGAATTTGAAAAATAGTGGGAGCGTATTGAACTCCAACATGCTCGCGCTTGATTGGCGCTTTAATAATTTATCTAGCTCAGATGCTAATGGAAGCTTTTTTGTAGAGGATCATAGTTCTGGATCGGCCCAGTTACGTAACAATTACGGCTGGGTTGGAAATTTGGCTGGTTATCAACATGTAGGATCTGGCTCTGGATGGCCGGCCACTTCACAGGACATCATTCATAGTCAGTCAGTGAACGCATTTAGATTTGTGAATCCCGAGTATGCAGTATCTTCCGATATGGTTAATATCATGTCCAATGACGATGTATATTTTGGGATTTTTGAATCACCACCGAGCTATAAATATACTTTAGAAAAGAGTATGTATAATGCTATCTCAGAGGAAATACTAGACTTTTTTGCGGGAGTTGTTGACTTTAATAACGTAATTGGAGAGCCGGTTAACCGATACCGAGGCCGTTATAAAGCTCTTGAAAAATTACGAGAAATCTTTTTTAGACGCGTCTCTGTGTCGAGCGACAACCTTTCGGGGACTGGGGTAACCCAGGTAGAGAAATTTATTGAATATTACAAATGGTTTGATGATGCCATCGCTCTTGTAATTGGTCAATTGTTACCGGCAAGTGTAGATTTTACTGCTGATTCTTACAATACGATTGAAAGTCATGTTTTAGAGAGGAACAAATACCAAAGCAAATATCCTATCATTAAAGATCAGACAACTGACCCCGAGGCCAGCGCTTTTGGTTCTTATGCTTATGCCCCGTCTCCTCCTGCAGAGTCCCCGCGTCCCACAAACGTAAGTGCCGACTTCTGGAAATATCAAGCAGACAGGACCTCTGCGGAAATTACCAGCAACGACGCCACCATTGACTATCAGCGTAACATTTATCGAGTCGCTGTTGGGTCAGAACCGACTTATCCCAGTACCCTCCCATTGCTTACAGATGCAAAGGGAAATCAGTATTATCGGCCACAAGGTACGACCCGCGGCAACAGCTTCGCCACAATTACAGGAGATGCATTAAACACCAGCACGAAGAATCGTAGCGGAAGCGTGATTCATGGTGGAGTTAATTTCGATGGCAACAAGAGCATAGGATTTACTTACAATGCGCTATATCCCGCGGGCCCCGTCAATCAAGATGACGGAAAATATGTGCCTGAAAACACTTTATTTGCGAATATCGATGATTTGCTTCCGTTGAACGAGATTGAAGCCAATATAGCAAACTTCCTCCCGAATAGAAAACTCAAGAGAGTATTCTCGAAAGTACAGCACGGCCGCAATTGGGAGAATGGTTTCGGCTATTCTAATACGAAGTCTACGTTTGCCTTCCCGTTTAATATTATGAGCGCTTCGGTGGAATCGGGCTATAATCGTCGCGTCGCCACGCGCCTATCTTCCACCTTAGAAGTTGTCAATTTACATAACGACGTGTACGGAGATGATTGGGAAGTCCCCATGCAGGGAACTTTCACCTCCTACCACGTTGGTGGCCACCAGTCGCGACATGTTCCTCTTAATACAGGTTCCGCCCTCGATACATATTTGACGCGTCCTGAGGCATGGAAGTTACTTTTGGGTAAATGTCCCGATACAAGCGGCGCCATTGGAATGGTTGGACCGGACTATCCTTGGCCCGAAGCCAACGAAGCAGGCGTCTTTCCTTATCCTATGACCGGTGCTCAGAAAGCTGTGTATTATCGCGGGTATACAGCCAAGCGACCGGTAAACATTCGAAATATTTCTCAGTCGTATGGCATGGTGCTCGGAAATTATAGTCAGAATTATCAAATCATTAGCACCGTAGGCGCCTACACAAACCCACAGCAGTTCATTAAGAAACAACCATCGCTTCCGACGGAGATTACGCAGACACCATCGGCGTCCCAGGGGCGTTCATACATGGATATTCATCGTCAAGAGGAATCTCATTTTCAATTCGTTCCAAACTATTCACTCGCATATTTACGTTCCGCTGATGATCCACCTTGCAAGTCAGTTATCATTAGCAGATTCGCAGCCCCCGGAGATATTCAGTCTATGGGGCTTGGCTACATGGACATTCGCTCAGGCGAATATTCTGTTTACAATTCGCTTCCTTACAGAAACTGGTCCGTAATCCGACCCTTCCAGGCGTCATCATCTATCTCAGAAGCGACAGGAACTGGTACTGCTGGTATTCGTTCATATGATCAGTTAGGAAAGGACTATGGTTTGCGTATTCTTTTGGCGAGGCATTCCGGGAGATTTGGTCGTGATTCTCGATTTGAACTTAACCCTCCAGGGCAAACATACGCTCAGCTACCAAGCTTTCAGAAAGTTAATCGCAATCGACTTATTTTAATAGACTCTTCGTCATCTGGATATTCTAGCGGTTCTAATTTTGACAATGCTTTTGTAACTCACGCAATTCCACGGGCCGTCCGTCAATATTCTTGGTTAAGTTCTTCTATTCTAAGCGCAAGTGATATGAGGTATAACCGCTATCAACCCACTGCGGAGTCAGCCGCCCCATGGCAATTGGGGTTTTTCTCCGGTACCGCAGGCCACGTCCATTATTTTACTTTTGTGAGCGGTACTAACATTGAAACCTCCGCGGGGATCTATCAACCAACCACGCGTTTGAATATTCTAACGATTGATCCTGTGACCGCATCAACCAGTAATACGATTGGCCTACCGCTAGGATCGAGCACAACGAATTATTTTAATAACGCACTGCTTGATGCGTTGCCTGCTGCAGATGCAACATTGGTCCGCGGGAACACCGCTAACTATTTTAACCTCTTAATGACACGCAGAGGCGCCACGTTTGGTTGGAATTGGCAGAAATTACACCAGAACCATAACCCCATCAACAATAAGGAAATATCGGGAGCTAATATTTCTCTCACGAAGACTCCTCCCGGAACAGCATTGACATCATACCGCCTTACGCCTCTTTCAACAAAAGGACGCCTTGCTAAAATCAACATTACTGCACCCAAATCTTCAGAAGTAACGACTCCGACTTCGCTAGATAATAGTTTTACGATACAAGTTAGCGACAACAACAAGCGTATTGGAACCAGCAATACGGCTTTGGATAATTATTTAGCAATTCCCTGGGCGAGCATTGTTACTCCCTATGATCATGTGTTGGGCGTAGCAGCAGATCCCAAATATACGATTAATTGGTTATTGTATACAGAGGGAGTTTTTCCTTCGGATTACAACGAATTTTACCAAACCACTATTTTCCGCACAGGATATGATAATAAGTTCTGGCGTGACGCACGAACTGCTCGGAATACTGTTGGCGCCACGTTTAGAAATTCATTCAGCATGAGCGTGTCTCAGAGTGCGTGGATATTAGATGCTCAAACAAACTTTTTGACGCGAACGAAAGCTACGTTGCCTTCCCCGAGTTGGGACACGGGCAGCGCGACCGATATCGGTTTAGAAGTAAGCGGCGCCGCTGGCGAATTACAAAACAACTATTTCTTCTATTTTGATACCAAAGGCTCAACGGGAGGACCCTTAGAAAATAAATTTGAAGCTATGCGCCCCGCCGGCTTATATGCGCGCAAGCACATGCTTACGACTCCTAAATCTGCCAGCCCTTGGAATAATATTGCAGAAATTCCCACGGCTCAGTGGAAGAAACAAGAGTTCAATTCTAGTTCTGTTACGCTGGCTCCAGAGCCTTATGCAGGAGAGGCCTTATGGGAAGCCAACACTCAGGCGGGCACTGTTGTTAAAAGCGCAGGAATTGCAGCTTTTCAATCGCGCGCCTCACAGCCATGGTTTAACAAATATGGCGATTATCAATACGATTTGAAATTGATAGCCAAGAATTATTCTATTTTACCTGAATTTAGAATTAGCGACCATGTGGAAGACTATACCACTTACGGAATTGACAACGAAAGTATCACCGATACTTTCTCTATTCCCGGCACATCACTCGATAGTTCTCAGAGCAGCTTTTATAAAGATTATTCAAATTCTGAGTTTATGAAAGAATTTGTTAATATTCCCGCTGAAACAAATCTTAGCGCTTCACAGATAAGATTGGTGATGAGCGCCGCCATTAGATTTAACCCCTACAAGGGTTTCTATCCTGCCCAGAGGGCCCTCGATTTGGTAAGTCAATTTTCAAGATCTTTTGGAAATGGAATTATCGGAAAGGCTGCCTCTGACGTGCCCACCAGAACCCAATTGTTCGCTAAGTCGGGTTCACTGTTTAGGCCTTTGGCTGCTCCTCTCTTTGCACCGGGCATTTTGTTTAATAGCTTGAAGGGCGGCGTCGCAATGGATTATCCCATTTTAACTGATGGAAAGAAGTTCTTGTCTTATGCTTGGACTGGTTCGTCCAACACTACAGATAATTGGGCCCTCACTGCAATTAATCGGAACACCAATAGTGATGTGGAAGGATATAGTGGAGGAGAATGGTGGGACCAGCGCTTGCCTTTCGAAACCATTATTGAGCCGGAAAAATATATTAATGGCCTTTTGTTTGTTGACAACGAGGCTCATCCTTCATGCAGTATGAATGTGACGGCCTCGTGGAGCGGCGAAGCTGATACCAATTACAGCAAAATGGCTTCCAACTTTTTCGGTGAAATACCCAATTTCTTTTTAACCAATAACGAATTTACAACGCTTAAGTCAGGCCCTCTTACAGACGACCTAAAATTTGAAGAAGGCAAAATTTACGGCGCTCGCATCATTCTGCAGCGTTCCGTTGATGGACAACGTAATTACAATTTTGAATCGGGCGCAGCCGGCACGAGTGTTGGGTGGGGTAAAAATGGATTTGTAGCCTGGAGTGGCTCTGCTGCAGCCGGCCGTTCATTGGGATTTAGTCAGTGTCCGGTCCCACAAGATCCTATTATGAATCCCTCTTTTAAGCCCTTGTTTATGCCTTATAGCCGTCCCACGGCGTTCGGCCCCCCCGTCGCAGGCCGACCCGAATGGGGTGCTTCGGGTGTGGGCGCTAGCATGGCGCAGCAGGGGAGCAGCTATGGCGTTCAAGATTCATTTACTGGTCGTAATCCGGCTTTTACTCCTCCGTACACAGATGGAGAAGCTTGGTGCGATTTGATTTTTGCCCCTATTGCCGGCGAGACTTATAGTTTAGAACGAATTATGTCCGAGACTAGTGGTGTCTACTGGAGATTCGACCCGGGCCCGGAGAGATACACCGCAAATTTGACTAAGTATCAAAATATTCCCGCATGCGCCACCGGAGCGCAAGATCCCGGTCCACCCTATGGCGGCGGCAACATTAACCACAACGTAGCCCATCTGAGTTCCAGCTTTAACATATTTGGAATAGAAAACATCTTTGAACAAACGACGGATAAGTTTGGAAACCTAATCGACAACAGAAACAAAATTGCGGCTAAACGATGGGTTATTCAATCTAAATTTGAAACTCCTATGATGAATTTTACAGATGCAGATCCTATACATCCCATTACGAACGCTAATGGAACTCTGACGTTGCCCGTATACGGATCGTCGTCGGTGCCTCGTGGTATGTGGCATCAATTTGGTGTGCCACCATCTGCGCCTAACATGGGAATTTTCCTTTCAATCGGGGATATCGATAGTACCAATTGGTTAAAATATCATTATGATGTCATTAACAACGATTCAATATATAATCGTGGCCACGCAGCCAAATATGGTCGAACCGCATACTCTGATATTGGCTCTCTAAGCAAATTGCTGGGCTTTGATAAGGAAACCAGCAAGAAACGAATGGGAGAGCTTGCCAACAAGCAAACAATTAAAGAAGCGGTAGTCGCCGTCCCGTATATTATTGAAAGAGTTGACAGCACCACTACCACCAACACGGACTTATCATACCAGCGGAAAAAATTTATTAACATTCCCAAAGATCGATTTGAGGCAGCGCTGCCGGAAGCCAAAGGGAGCACAAAGGGAGATTCATTAGAGACGGCCGGCGCCTCTATTCGCCGACTCTTACAGAAAATGGATCGTTATGTACTTCCTCCCATGTTTGATTTCAAAAACAATAGAGATATTAAACCGGTTGTAATGTATATTTTCGAATTTGAATATGAATTAGACAAAAATGATTTAGCTTATATTTGGCAGAACTTGGCTCCGAGAAATTATAAGAAATTTCAATTGGAGAACACCTCAGTTGCACACGAACTATTGGACACTGAGTTACTAGATGCTGATATAATCCACAATAATGAAAATCTAAGGTGGATGTTGTTCAAAGTGAAACAACGAGGGATGAGCAGCTATTTTGAGAAGATAACGTCCCTGGCTGGCGAATCGGCGCCTATTCCGGATACTGCAGCCGGTACGTCCGCTGAATATCCCGTGGATTATAACTGGCCATATGATTATGTATCAATTGTCGAAATGGCCAAAATGGACGTTCAAGTGCTTTATCAAACTAATAGAGGGATGACGTCGTATGACGATGGCCATGCTCATACATATATGGCTGATAATGAAGGAAATGGAAAAACTTCTGAAAATGATGATCATTTCCATGATATCATAGATGGCATTGTTCAAAAGGCTGATGGTCATATTCATTCATTAGAAAATCAAAATAAGGAATAATTATAAAAGGATAAATGGGATTGATTAAATGACTAAATTTCTTGACAAAAAAGAACAAGTATACGATTTAGAGCTAACCTCCTATGGCAGGTATCTTTTGTCGATTGGAACTTTTAAGCCAACCTACTATACGTTTTTAGATGATAATATTGTCTACGATATAAAGTACACTAGCACGGCGTCCGCGGATCCATACATGCCCTTTGAAGGGCAAAGCAACATCAATAAGAGAATTAAAGAAGAGACCGCGTATCGACAAAGTCAAGTGTTTTTTCGAGATGTCCAAGACACCTTATCAAGCTTAGATCCCGACGCCGTGAGTTATGTAGGGGATACGGACATCACGCCGACAATGGTTAAGCCCGCAGAAGATATTTTTAAAATGGACTCTTCGATAGGAGACGCTCTTTTAGATGGTGATGCGCAAGCTACGCCGGCTTGGAAAGTGTTGATGTTGCAAGGAAACATTTCCGCTTCTATTTACCGAGCTACTGGACGCTACACACCAGCAATTGGAAAGCCCGCAATCGAACAAGAAGCTAGAGATGGAATTCTAATGAATTCCCAAATCCCGCAAATAAACATCTCAGCGAGTTACACTTTGAAAGTTGTCGATAATACAGCCAATTTAAATCCGGCTTCGGCTAGAAATTTGATGGCTTATTCCGATTCCTTTGCAGATGGAAAAGTGATTAGATTGGAAATGAAGGACCCACTGATGTATTTTGAAGAATTTAATACCACAATGTTGACGGAAAATTTTGATATAGAAGTTTTTCAAGTAGAAAGCGGATCGATAAACGGGCTATATAGTCCTATTTTAGAGAGAAAGTATTTTGAAAGGCAAGTGCCTCAAATTGAAAATGGTTTCATGCTCATGGAGGCCCCGGTCCCTAATGAAATTGAAAACTTGACCACCGCAAGCGTTGAGTACTTTTTTGATGTTTTGCGAGATGCCTCTGTAAATCAAACCATTGCTTGTCAAGGATTAGAATCTTTCAATAAACAATCTTATTATATTGATATGGATTTTGAATGTGGAGACAGCGCCCAAGATGCTGTGTTTTATGATATTTACGGAAGCGTAACGGAGCCTGAAATATGTCAAGATTAATTACAAGCGGAGATACGCTCAGCAACTTTGGAAAATACCTACCTGCGCCGTACATAGATAAAATTTATATA